CTCCATTAAATCCTAATACGTTATTATTAATTTTAATCCTATAATCTTCACCGCTAAAGTTTTCTGCTGTTCCTGTTAAACTGGTTGCATCATACCCCTGTGCTCTGCTATAGATAGCCATTTTGGTACTCTTTGATTGACCATATAAGGTAGGATCATAGTAGCTCTGTAATGAAGAGTCGGATGATACTACAGTACCTTTCCAGTTTCTACCGTTTAATCTAAATTTTAATCCGTATGTCTTAGCTTCTTGTGCTGTCCTAGTCAGTAGTGTATTGGTTGCATTACTATTAAGGTTAAAACTATATGAAGCAGTAGTATAAGCTATATCATCTATAAAAGGAACATCACCAGTGCTTCGTTGGGTGCTCTTATCAGCAGATATTACACCTCTAACATTAGCAGTATCATGTTGTACTCCATTAGAAGTAACAGAAACCGATGAATTAGTTATAGAAGTACTACCAATATCAGGCCATTGGTTTGTAGGTCTGGTAACTGTTAAAGGGTTAGTACTATACCCATAAGCAAGATCAAAACTTCCGCTTACCTCTCCTTTAAATTGAAAACTATAAGAAGTATTAAGTATATAAGGAGCTCCAGATAATGATCTTGATGTAGCACTAAACGCTGTTCTAGTTAAATTAACATTAGCTAGAGTTGCTGCTCTACTTCCTGAGTTAATATCAGTTGCTATGTCTCCAGTATATAGGTAAAATTGAGTAGATTCATTAGCGGCGGTTTTTTCAGTAAAAGCAGCTTGTGAACCGCTTTTTAAACCTACAATAACGTCATGTGTCCTGTAATAACCACTAGCTGATATACTATTAGCTGAGGTTGCACCTCCAGTGTACTTTCTACTGTTAATTGAACTGTTAACATTATTAAAATCACCGTCTTGAAAAGCAGATGGTATTACAGCTGGTTGAGAAGTTAGTATTTTTGTTAAAACCAAACCATTTGAAGTACCAAAACTTGAAATAGTATAGTCTACTAGTGAACTAGAACTAAATGTTGATGTTGCTTTTGGTGTTGCATCTGCATAAGTGTCGCTATATGATTGTGTTGCTTCTACTCTTACTGTAAAAGCAGTAGCTCCTCCACTAGTCAGTGAACCTAATCCAAAATTGTTTACATTACTAAAGGTATCTGATGATCCACCAGCATTTGCAGTTACATTTAAGGTATTAGTACTGTATCCTGCTTGAGTAAGTATGTTTGAAGGTATTCTACTAGCATAGTTATCTGAAAATGGGTTAGTTCCTCCATTATTTGATCCAGTTTCACTATTAGTTAAGAATCCTTTATTAATTAGGTATGTTTGAGCATTAGAAATAGAACCAGTTAATGAAGAACTTATAAAGTTCGAAGTATTCCAGTTATTTGATAGTTTAGCGTTTTGATATGTAGTGCCTAACACTCCATTAAATAGCGTATTTTTAGCTACAGTACCTCCATTTGTGTAAGTTTGAGAAAGACTCCCCCAAGTTTTAGAATTAGGTGTAGGTGCTGCTACATCTAATGAAGAACTCATAACTCCTGCCATAAATCTTAAAATTTCAGATATATGTGTGTTATGGTTAAATAGATCAAAATAGGATCCATCTAAACTATCTTGCCATTCATTAGAACTTGGGTATCCTACAGTAGTATTATTAGAACTTATAGCTGTAGAACCTGTACTTGTTGTAGCAACAGTTAAAGAACCTGATATTTGATGTCCTCCTGAACCTGAAATCTTTAAACTACCTGTAAATTGATGTGTATCGTCTAAGCTATTACCAAATAAAGAAGAACCTGATTCGAATATAATGGAAGCACTTATTATTTCTGTTAAAAACTGTTGTGCTTTAATATTACCCTCTACGGTTAAGTTACCATCTGAGTCTAATACTAATCTATTTGCACTACCGTTCTTGATAGTAAAGATATCTCCTGCTGGTTGTACGCTTGCTTTGATAGAACCTGTGAAAATACTAAAAGCATCTATTCCTACAAAGTCATCAGCCGTTATAGAACCGGAAACTACAAGACTACCTGTTAGTACCCTTGCGCTAGTTAAATCTCCGTCAATTTGTTTCCAATGTATCAATGCCATATTACTCTATTTTACCACTTAGTACTACTTCGTCACCAGAATCTAAAGTATAATCAGTTTGATTAGTCTGTAATACTACAGAAATATCATTTCCTGCTTGAGATACTGTATAAAAATTAGCTGGTATTACTATACCGTTAATATATAGTTGAAATTTGTCTCCTCCTGTGGCAAAACCTGCTGGAGAAGATATTATTGTTCTATTGTTAAATAATGCAGTGTTAGATGAAACGAAATCAGCTATCAACGTAGTATTTAATGCTACATAGTTAATTTGCTGCGTGGTCATACCAAAGCTCTGTACTCCTAAAGTACCTTGATCGAAGAATCTATAATCATTATCTGATTCTGGTGTGTTTGCTTTAGCTGCTAAGGTTTCTAAGTCCCCAGATACTTCTAAACCAAAGGTTACTGAAGATTTAGAGTAGTATTTGTTCATTCCTGCTAATTGAGCGTTAATAGCATCAGGTATTATATGTCCATTCAAAGTTAGAGTAAAAGTAGTCTTTGCTGCTCTATCTTGACCTTGTGCTAACTCAGTAGTTGTTGCATAAGAATCAATTTTAGCTCTAAAACTAAACCTTTCTGGGTCTCCCCAGTAAGCATCTGAGGCATAGTTGATACTTTCTACTAATTTGTTCATTTGTTCTATATAATCACTAAAGATCATACAGCTATACGTTAATGTAACATATTCAGGCACTATTACTCCGTAGTATTCATCTATAGGGTTCCTATTATTGATTAAGCTGAACCTATCGTAAACATTTTTCTTAGAAAAGCGCTTTTTAAATATACCTACATTAATAGGATTAGTTGGATCTACTTTATTACCTAAAGATCTATTTTTTTCTACTGAATCTCTTCTGAACATAATCAAAGGAGCTTGAATTTTACCGTTTTTATCTCGGTAAAAGCCGTCTTTCTGTACTGCCTTCCACCTTTCGGGAGAACCATATAGGATTGGTACGTTAATCTTAGAGCCATTCTGTCTAACAGTAGGTTTAATTACATTATTAAAGTAGTATATAATGGTTTCGTCTATATCTCTTAATCCTACCGTAAATCTTTTAACAGTATCACCTTTAACTGTTCTTTGATTCTCTCTTTTCTTTGAATCAGGAATAGGAGGCTTGCCTGTGCCAAGTACAGGAGCTATTTCTAGTTGCATTAACTCTGCTTGAGATTTCGGTACTGGTTTTCTTCTTTTAGCCATCTATTATAGTCTTTGTCTTGCTATTCCTACTCTATCTGCTCTTGTTAAGTGACAATCTAGTACTAAAGATATAGAAGATCCATATCCTGCTGTTCGTTCTACATTGTAATCGTTGTTTCTACCGTAGAATAGCTGGTTCTCCTTAATAGTATCTACTTCATAATAATCTTCATGCCACATTACTATGTCCCCTACTTCAGGTACGACATTAATATCTTCTAAATCACGTTTAAGTAAAGCAAATGATGCTTCTCTACTTAAATCTGGTCCAAAGTCTTCTATAGCTACTACTTGATCTCCTCTTGTAATCAAACAATTGAATTTAACCGGTTCTAAAAAAGTTTTCTGGAGTGCTTCCCCGTATAGGTTAGTAGAAGTATCGGCTATACTTAGTTTGTATAGCAAAATTTCTTGTTCTACTATATCCTTTAACAGTTCTCTGTTAATATTAACCAATAAATCAAAATCTCTACTGCTACCAAATATCATTACTTCTCTTCTATAGTTTCGTTAGCTATTTCTATTTTTATTATGCCTGGGTATTTACCTTTCGCATTACTTTTAAAAGAATTAAATGCTTCTTCTCCTGTCTTTTGAGTAATAAGCTTTATCTTGAAAGTCATACTCCCCATTTCAGATGAAGAACCAGCATTAGTAACTGTTGTTACTCCTGGTAAAGCTCTTAA